AGGCCGCTGGCCAGGATGCGCTCTCCGCCCATCTCACGGCCATCGAGACGGAAATTCGGCAGCTAGGAGATAACCCTACGCAGGCCCAACTCGATCACCTCGCGGACCAGGTGAACGCCGCTGCCGCCACTGCGGCCAAGGGCGCCGAGGATCTGCGGGCGATGACCGAGCAAGTCGCAGGCATGGTCCCTGACGCGCCACCCCCAGCATAGGTAGAAACACGTATGGCTGACCCGCGTGTCATACCACTCGTGGACATTGTCTTGGACAAACCACGGCATTTATTGTTCGACCGTTTAGCCGTCAAGTTCATTGAACTGGAGCTGACCAGGATCTGGGGCCGGGAATATACGTTTTATCAAGCACTCCGGCTCTGTGCCGAAATGCTCCAGAACGATGATTTGAGCAAGCTCAGTCTGATTAATATCACCGTCATGCTCTGGGCAGGCTGTCTGCACGAAGACCCCACGCTGACGCAAGCCACGATTGAAGAGGCGCTCCCGTACGCCGATCCATCGCTGCTCATCCCGTACGTTGGCCCCATTCTGCAAGCGTGGCAAGCCGCGAGCCCGACAGCGCCGCCGGTGCAGGAAATGAATGGCGAGGTCGTCGATGAGAACCCTTTGGACGCATCGCCTGGGAGCAGCTCTGGAGTTTTGAGCGGCAGTGCCTTGGCCTGAGTGAAGCGGAGTTCTGGCGACTCACCTTTCGCGAGGGCTGGCTCCTCGCGCAACAGTACTGGCGGGCACAGGCGAGACGCGACCGGGCGACAGCCCTAGTGGCGCAGATTCTCTTGAACGTGAACCGGGCTGAACATACGAGCCCGATGAGTCTGGAAGATGTGATGCAGGCCCTAGGCCATCCTGACGAGACGCCGCCTCCACCGCCGGTCACGGTGGAGCAACTGCATGACCGCTTTGCGTTACTCGCTGACGTGTTTCGCGGGAATGGGACGATGGATGGATGAGGAGTAGCACTTGTGAGTGAGATCCTGGCCGGAGACGTTGTTGCGAGGTTGCGCGCGGACGTAAGCCAGTTTAACCAGGCCATTGCGGACGTGCTCCAGCGCCTCAATCAACTGAGCCAGGCAACGACCCAGTTTCGCGCCACCCAGACCCAGTCGCAGTCAGCCATCACCAACCTCAGCGCCGCGATGCTAGCGCTCCAGCAGGCCATTACCCGCCTGACGCAGGCGCAGACTCAGTCCACCACGCAACAAACGCAGGGCCAGCAGAGTAGCCGACAACTGGCAGCGGCCTACCTTGCGCTGGCGCAGTCCATTGCCCAACAGACCCAAGCCTATAGCCAGATGACGCAAGCCGTTACGCAAGCCACGCAAGCCATTACCCAATCCACGTCGTCCCTGCGGACGCAACAGACCGTGCTTCAGCAAACAACGCAGGCGACGGGTGCAGCGTCCAGCGGCTTGAAAGCCATGCTGACCATCGCCGGGGGCATCGGGGTTGCGACCGGCATTGGGGCCATTGCGGGGCAACTCAAAGACCTGGCGGTCCAGACCGTACAGGTCGGCGCGCGCATGGAAAGCTTGCGGTCCTCCCTCTCTGCTCTGGGGGGTAGCGCGGCCATTGGGGCGGCGCAATTCCAGACGCTCTTTAACACCGCCCAATCACTCGGCGTTGCCTTTGAGCCCCTTGCTCGCAGCTTTGTGAAGCTGACTGCGGCCGCGACCCAGGCAGGGCTCCCCCTGGCCGACCAACTCCGTTTGCTCACCGCGACCACGGCGGAAGCTCGTCGTACGGGGGCCTCCTCTGAGGAACTCGGGCGGGGGATTACGGCTCTTGCCCAGATGGCGAGTAAGGGCAAAGTCTCGATGGAGGACCTGCGCCAGCAATTTGGCGAGGCGCTCCCGACGGGGATGGCGGCCGCTGCGAAGGGTATGGGCATTACGACCGAGGCCCTGAATAAGCTGGTCGCGAGTGGCACGCAGGATTATGCCCCCCTTGTGAAGGCGATCACGCGTGGCTTTGAGGAGATGCAGGCCTCGGGTGGCAAGTTTGTCGATGGTACCCAGCAAGCCTTTAACCGCCTGAAGAATGCCTGGACCGAACTCCAGGACACCATCATGAAGGGTGGACTGGGTGACTATATTGTCAAAGTGGCAAACAATATTCGCGAGGCGGTGGAATGGACGAACAAGACGCTGAAGGCCCGGGAGGAGGCACGGGCGGGTCCCCAGGGGCCAACGCCTGAAGGCTTAGCAGGAGCCGACCAGGAGCAGGCCAAAGAAATTACGCGACTACAACGGCTGATTGCGCTGTATGAGCGCGAGAAGGCCGCCGGGACGACGATTACGCCCGGCATGCAGACCGTGGTCGATCAAGCGAGGGACCGACTGGAGGAGATCCGCAAGGCCATCCTTGAGAATACCAATGCGACGGCCGATCAGGGCAAAGCGCAAGAAAAGGTCACGCAGGAAACCAACAAGACCAAGGCTGCCCAGGAACAGCAGGAAGAGAACTTGAAGAGCCTGCGTGCGGCCCTCGATGCCATCCACAAAGAAGATGAAGCCTTCCGTGCAAAAGCGGCTCTTGCCCCCAATGTGTACGGGGACCCCAAGGGCACCACCGACCAGCAAATGACCTTTGCCAAGGCCCGACAGCAAGAGCTTGAAGCCTCTGTCAAAAAGGCGGCGGAACTCGTTCAAGCCTTTCCAGCCACGACGGTTGTTCCTCCCGGCATGCGGAAAGAGTTGGCCGATCTCGATATCCAAGTACGCAAGTATGGCGAGACCCAGGATGCCCTCAGAGAGAAAGAACAAGCGCTTGCGAAAGCTGAGCGCGAGAAAGAGGCGGCCATCAAACGTGCCGCGGCAGCACGGGAGGCTGAAGCCAAAGCCGCCGTTACCCAAGCCATTGAACTCGACTCCACCCTTGAACGCCTGCGAGGCATGACCCGTCGTCCTGATGAGAACAAAGCGGAAGAAGCCGCCACGCGGGTGCGCACACAGTATGCTGGCGCTGTGGCGGAAGTTGAGAAGTGGATCGTGGCACTGGAGCGCTCTAAGGCCCTTCAGGCGGCCCGCCCTGAAGCCCTGGAACAGTTTAAGGCGCTGCGTGATGCCCTGCGTGAGGCGGGGGAAGCCCAGGCCAAGCTCGCCTCTGAGGAGGTGCTCAAGCAGCAGATGGCGCCGCTGCAAGAGCTTGCGGTCAAATACGGAGCGGTGACCGCGGAGATTATCAGCCAGAGCGCGCATGTCCAGGAGTTGGCCAGCACGTACAACCTCGCCGCCCAACAAGTGCGGGACCTGGCGAAGGCGGAAGAACTCGCCGCCCAGTTCAAAGGGACGCCGCTGGAGGATGCCGCGGAGCAAAAGCGCGTCGCAGTGGAGACCGGCGTCATCTATCAGGCAGAAATCGAGCTGCTCAAGGAACGCTTTACGGCTTTGAAACAGAACGCCGACGCCATGCGGACGGCCGAAGACGCCCAGGCGGCGTTTACCCAGCGGATCAAGGATAACCTGGAGCAACTCCAGACCCCGCGTGAGGAACGGGCAGAAGCCCGGTTGCGGGCGCAGGCCCGCCGCCAACACGTCGCCTTGACGCCAGAAAATGAGGCGCTCCTCCAACAGATTACGGCGCAGGAGCGCTGGAATGACATCATGGGGGTGACGGAGCAGATCGGGGATCGGGCTGCCCAAAGCATTACGGATGGTCTCTTGAGCATCATTGACGGCACGAAGAGCGTCAGTGAAGCCTTCAAGCTGATGGCGAAGAACATTCTCGATTCCATTGCCCAGATTGTCATGCACGAGACCTTTAAACGGCTGATTAGCCTCGGGATAGGGCTCCTGGGCAGCGCCTTCGCCCCGACCATAGCGCCTGAAGGCGGGAGCAGTGCGGGGGGCGGCGGCTTTGAACTGCTTTTCGGTGGGACCGCGAGCAGTGGGATGCGCGCCCAGGGCGGTGCGATCGTCAACCGCCCGACGACCATCCTGGCGGGCGAGAATCCCTCCATGAATCCCGAGTACGTGGTCAATAGTCCCCAGATGAAAGCCTTGATGGGCGCAGCGATGCGGGCTGGGCCGAGCGCTGGAGGACAGGCTGCCGGTGGCGATGTGGCGGTCATCCTGGTCGATAACCGGGGCCAGGCTGAACGCGAGGCGGCAGCGCAACGTGGCATGGGGCGTCAGGTCATCATCCAAGAAGTGGTGCGGGACCTCAGCCAAGGGTCGGGCTCGACGATTGGGCGCATGATCCGCGCGGGAGGGCATTAGGGAATATGCGCCCAGGATTTACGATGGACAATACTATGAAGTGTTGCTGGGGATACGGAGAAATCCTTCGCAAGAACAGCTTGTCTTTCTCCCGCTGCGTATCGTTGCCGAATAAGGATAACTTGCGCCGTTGTCAACTTCGCCTGTGGCAAGGCTTCTCCATGCGCAGACATACCATGAAACCTGCCCAAGAGACGGCCTCTCTCGACGGCATCGCGCGCATTGTCTTTGGCTGTTCCAGGGTAGAGGTGCCAGGGATTCGTGCAGGGTGGATTATCACAGTGGTGCAGAATCCATCGCGCGGCAAGCATGGCTCCCTTATTGATGAGTTTCCACATCATCCGGTGGGCACGCTCATGAAAGTGTTTGTTGTCGATGGAAAATTGGAACGAACCATATCCCCAGTCCATGGTTCCTCCGATCCATCCCCAGCAGCAAAACGGGCAGTCTCTTCCGTGGGCACACACAACGACTTTTTCCCAAAGACGTGTACTCAAGTCAGGTCGTTGACATGTCCTAAAGCATTCTCTGCAACAGTATTTGCCCGTGTTCCTCGATATTTTCGACGGCTTGGTAATAAAAACTTTGCGACATGTGGGATTCTGGCAGGTCAATGTAACGGGTTTCTGGCGACATGTGTCCTTGCATGGCCTAGAGCAATAGACTCTTTTGTTCTGCCGGGATGGAAAAACAAAAAACACACGACCACACGTAGGATTTTTGCAGGCACACGCGACAAGCATACTCAACCTTCCGTAAGTTGGGTGATCCCGAAGATGGTGGAGTGTGGCAACTCGTCGGAATCGAGCTGTCCTACGGTTCATGAGGCCGCAGTAAGCCACTCCTACAATTATAACACGATGGGGGCCTAGATACTAGTGGCCGTCTATCCCTTTACACCAATTCCGTCTAGCATACAGGCCCCATCTGTCCTAGACCCAATGCATATATTTGAATCAGATTCTGGTACCACATTTAGGAGATCAAAGCACTCACGGCCCCAGCGTCGCTACCAGCTCGACTACCTCGGCAAGGTCACGGCGGAGTGGCGCATTATCCGCGACTTCCTCCAAGCGCAGCGCCTTGGCGTCTTGCCGTTTGAGTTTCTGCATATGACGGCCACCGATGCCGCGACCTACAGCAATACCACGCCAGTAGTGGTGACCATGTGGCATGCCTATACCAGCGGGCAATGGGTGTCGATTGGTTCCAGCAATCCCAATACGAGCCTGCACGGTGGGTGGCGGATTACCCGATTGTCTTCCACTACCTTCAGCCTCGATGGCTCCATTGCGGGGGGCGCAGGGACATGCCAGGTCTATACCTATATCCCCCAGGCGGTCGGCGTCTTTAGCGAGGACAGCGACCCCAGCCCGGTCAAACTCATGGGACCGGAAAGTACGACGAGCAATCGGGGGCGTTTCTCGTTTAGCGTGCAAATCTTGGAGCTGCTCTAATGCCACGCCTGCTCAGTGCCGCCTTAACGCGGGAGAAGAATCAGTTAGCTAGTGACCATACGATCACCATGTGTGGCCAATTAGACATTGTGGGTGGTCCTGTCCCCTATCGGCTGGTCAACTACGATCAGGATGTGGTGTTCCATGGCATTGTCTACCACCGGGCAGCCTTTGACGTCGATGCCCTCGAAGATGCTACGAGCATGGCGCTGGTACGCCTGCGTATCTCGTTCGGCAACGTAGATCAGGCCTTGAGTGCACTCCTGGAAACCTACTGGGGGCCTGATACCCCTTGGCAGGTCACGATTTGGCAAATCGACACGCGACAACCTAACGAGACGCCCTTTCAGGCTGGCGAAGTCTTCCAGGTGGCGCAGGTCAATACCGACTTTGTCAGTGCTGTAGTGGAAGTTATTGCCGCCGGTTTCACCCTGGGTGGCACGATGCCCAAGCGTCGGTTCACGACCAGCGGCGGTTTCCCATGGATCCCCAGGAGGTTCTAGCCATGGCACAGTCTACTACACTCCCTGACATGGCCGCCCTAGTCGAGCCGTTACTTGGTCTCAGTTATGAGCAGTACGATTGTTGGCGACTGGTTAGGCGCTTGTACCGCGACTATTGGGGGGAAGACCTTGATGATGACCCCGTCCAGGGCTGGAAGCATGTGCAGGAGATCTGGTGGCAGGAGGACGTGGACGATCCGCTAACGCTGTCGCAGAGCGGCGATTTATGGATCATGCGGGGACAAGGAATGAGTAGTCATCATGTCAGTATCGTGTGTAATACGGTTCATTTTGTCCATGCACGGCGAAGGACAGGCGTGTGTTTAGAGCCACTGAGACGCTGGAGACCGCGTCTCCTCCAGATTGCCAGGCTACGCAGGCTACTGTAACCTGTGTACTCCTCCTGTCCCCCTTACGGGGAAGGGATGGCCGTTGGCGCACCGCCACGCGCACCTTTCCTGCGGGCGATGCGCTGGAGGCCTATCTGCCATCCACAGAGGCCCTTTCCAGGGTGGCGATCAATGGGGGTGTAGTCCCGCCTGACCTCTACAGTAGTGTAGTACCACAAGCAGGCGATGAGGTATGGCTGTACCCGGCATGGGCTGGCCCTGAAGTCTGGGTACCCATAGCCATCGGGCTCGCAGTCAGTCTCATTAGCGCGACGGTGTCGCATTTCCTGTTTCGCCCCAAGCCATTTCTGCTCCCTCAGCAAAATAGCCTCACCGAAACCACCGAGGAACACACGTTCTCCTTTGAAGGCATTCGCACGGCTATTGGCCCTGGAGCCTCGGTGCCCGTGGTCTATGGTCGCCACCGTATTGGGGGCCAACTTCTCGCCGCAGCGGTGGATCAGGCCGCCGTCTACATTGACGAGGGTGTGCCGACGACGCCCGGCGTAGCCGTGACCGCCGTGGGCTATGGAGAACCCCAGAATATTGTCATTATCACGGCCCCCGGTAATGGGTTTAGCCATTACCAGAACATTACGCTTGAAGGTCTTATAGGCAAACCGGCGCTCAATACGACGTGGACTATTCGCATCTTAGACGGTGACCCCGACAGCTTTGCCTTGCTCTATTCCTGGGGCGTGAACATCGAGACGCCCTACGGCGGCGGTGGAGTGGCACGCCCGGCCAGCACCGGCCGGCGCATCGTGCAGGCGACCTCCTCGCCCCCGACGCTGAGCTTGTTCCTCGGGCTGTGTGAAGGCCCCATCAGTGCGGTCCTCACGGAGACGATCCAGATTAATGGCCAACCCATTCAGAACTTTCCCGGCGTGCAGGTCTTTACGGCCCTGGGGACAGCGGATCAGCCGGCCTTTGCGGAGTTCGGGGCGGCGCGCAACACGTTTTCTGACGGCCGCATCATTACCCCCGAAGGGATTGCCGTCACGTATACGTCCAACGGTCCCCTCTACGCCTTTGTGCTCAATCTCGTCTGGGAACAAGGCCTCTTCTACATGAATGAGAAGGGGGAAAAGGAAAGTAATACCGTCCATATTGAGTATCGCTATGCCGTGGCGGGCACGGGCAACTGGTCGCCGGTCGCCGTCGCCGATGTGACCGGGGATCGCACGGCACCCGTGCGCATCGGTTTGAAGCAAGAAGGCTTACCATTTGCCCAGTATGACATTCAGATTGCGCGCGGGGGTGCGACGCAGACCAATGAGGTGCGGGCCAAGTTTGAGCCCACCCTGGAGAGTGTCACCGAGTATATTCCCAATCAGGCGAGCTATCCCTATACGGCATGGTTGGGGCTGAAGGCCCTTGCGACGGATAGCCTGCGCGGAGCCCTGCCCAACATTACCGTGGAGGTGCTCGGGCGGACGGTACGGGTGGCGACGCTCGTACCCGTGGAAACCTGGTCGGACAATCCGTCCTGGTGCGTGATGGATGCGCTCACGAACAAACGGTATGGGCGCAGCGTGCCCGACGGCGACATTGACCTGAATGCCTTTTATCTCTACGGGCTCAATTGTGACCAGATCATCGACGGCGAGATGCGCCACCGTTTGAATATCGTCCTGGACCGCGAAACCCGTGCGCAACAATGGTTCCTCGAAACCATGGGCGGCTCACGCGGCCTGCTGCTCAAATCCTACGGTCTCTGGACGCCGCGCCCGACGATGAGTGAGCCGCCGGTCATGCTGCTGTCCTGGACGATGGTGAGCAACGTGACCGTCACGTACCTGCGCGACGTAGACGCGGTGAACGTCATGGAAGCCCGGTTTGCCAATGAGGCGTCCGACTATGAGCAGGACGTCATGACCTGGCCCAC